GAATCTAGTGGTTATAAATCTGAATTTACCTACGATGAAGATGGAGAGGAGTTGACATATACAAGTTCTGATGTAATATATTTAGTAAAAGGTGTTAAAGTATCAAAAGAAGAATTTAATAAATTTATAAACAATAAATAAGATGGAAGGAATAAATAAACAAGGTGCTAATTTAACAAATGCTGATTTAAGAGATGCTATTTTAAGAAGTGCTGATTTAACAAATGCTAATTTAACAAATGCTAATTTAACAAATGCTAATTTAAGGTATACTGATTTAATAGGTGCTAATTTAACAAATGCTATTTTAAGAAGTGCTAATTTAACAAACACTGATTTAAGATATTCTGATTTAACAGGTGCTGATTTACGAGGCACTTATTTAAGAAATGCTATTTTAAAACATTCTGATTTAACAAGTACTGATTTACGAGGTGCTGATTTAAAATATTCTAGTTTAAAACATTCTGATTTAACAAATTCTGATTTAAGAAATGCTGATTTAACATACGCTGATTTGAGAAATGCTAATTTAACAGGTGCTGATTTAAAAAATGCTAATTTAACATATGTTTGTTTAACAAACGCTAATTTAACAGACGCTAAAAATTACTACTCATTTGTTGCTTCTGATACATCCAAAAGGATAGTTCACTGTGTAAGACACGATAAACAATGGATGGTAAAAGCAGGATGCTTTTGGGGTACTCTTGAAGAATTAGAGGTAGAAGTAAAAAAAAGCCATAATAGCAATGTCTATTTAGCTAATATAGAAATACTAAAAAATCTATAAATAAAAATGCTGTTAGAGATAACCTATGAAGATTCTAAAAGACATTCTAAAAGACATTTTGTCCTTTAAGAGAGATAAAAGGTATAGTAGTATCAAAAGAAGCAACTGTTTCCTTTTTGGAAACGGTTCAGCAAAGAAACGATATGAGAGAGCCTTATGCGGATTTTATGCAATGGTTATAAGCAAAAAATAGAATTAAATAAATTTTTAAACAATAAATAAGATGGAAGAAATAAATAAACAAGGTGCTAATTTAATAAATGCTATTTTAACAAATGCTATTTTAACAAATGCTAATTTAACAGGTGCTTATTTACGAGGTGCTGATTTAACAAATGCTAATTTAACAAATGCTATTTTAAGATATGCTAATTTAAGGTATGCTGATTTAATAGGTGCTAATTTAAGATATTCTGACCTAACAAATGCTGATTTAACAGGTGCTGATTTAACAAACGCTATTTTAAAACATTCTTATTTAACAAGCACTAATTTAAGAGGTTCTGATTTACGAGGTGCTGATTTAAAATATTCTAGTTTAAAACATTCTGATTTAACAAATTCTGATTTAAGAAATTCTGATTTAACATACGCTGATTTAAGAGATGCTAATTTAACAGGTACTGATTTAAAAAATGCTAATTTAACAGGTGCTTATTTAGCAGGTGCTAATTTAACAGATACTAAAAACTACTACTCATTTGTTGCTTCTGATACGTCTAATAGGATTGTTCACTGTGTAAGACACGATAAACAATGGATGGTAAAAGCGGGATGTTTTTGGGGTACTCTTGAAGAATTAGAGGTAGAAGTAAAAAAAAGCCATAATAGCCCCGTTTATTTGGCTAACATAGAAATACTAAAAAATTTATAAATAAATAATAAATAAGATGAACAAAAAACAATTAGAACAGATTAGCGGAGTAATTATTACATCATTTGTAAACCTACACTTTTTAGAAGAGGCGAGTAAAACAGGATTGTTTAGACAACGATTAAAAAACAATGTAAGGAGAACTATCACAGACTTGTTAGAGGTGGAGAGTAAATACTTTAATAAGATTGATGAGGTTGATGATAAACAAATGGGGGATAAATTAATAGCCAACAATATAGAGTTTGTAAAATGGATATTGAATAAGTTTGATTACAATGATTTCACTAAGATACAAGAAGTTTGTATTGCTTATTCCTTAGACAAGGAAAAGATGACTAAAGCATCTGATGAGGTCTTATTATCTAATGGTGCAGAAAAAATAGATTAAAAACAATTAACAACGATATGAAAAAATACAATTTAAACACAGCAGAACAATTGTTAAACAACTTTGTAGGGTTAACAGGGTTTGATATAACAGAAACTAAAAGAACAACAGAAAAAGTATGTACAAGGTCATTTTTCAACTTCTTATTACATAAGATGAACGATATGACAGCCGGACAGATTGAAGATTTCTACAAACACAAAGGAGGTTCTTTGACTAGATTATCTATAAGACACTCTTTAAGCAGAAAAGACTTTTATCACGAAAACTTTGAGCAGTTTAGAAAATATTACGATAATTACTTTCCATCTGTTGATGTAAAAAGAAAATCAAGACTACAAAACAATGATTTAATGAACGATGAGTTGTTTTTTGTAATAGACAGTATTAGAGAGCCTTTTAGAAGAGCAGAGATGCTTGAAATGGTTAAATTAAGGATAAAGTCTTGGGAATGGAAGTATAGAGATGAATGTACAGTTTACGATTGCTCTAGTGATATGAGTTCCTTAACATTTTAATTAAAATTATGAAAAATATAAATAAAACCTTTAAGAATATTTGTAATGATGTTCTAAATGATGGTAGCGAATACACCAACGAACGAAGAGGAGTAACAAGGTTACAGATACCGAGTTATAAATTTGAACACAATATGGAAGATGGGTTTCCTGCTATTGGTTTAAAGAAGTTACCTATAAAAGCAGTTATAGGGGAGTTGATATGGTTTTTAAGAGGGGACAACGGTATAAAGTACCTAAATGATAACAACATCAAGATATGGAATGATGATGCTTATAATTGGCACGTAAAGAACTGTGATGAATCTAAATCAAGACCATTATCCAAATGGGTGTTCTTAGAGAAAGCTAAGCAAGGCTATAATTTTTCAGTTGGTCAAAACTATTCTATTAAGTGGACAAACTTCAGAGGTGTAAACCAAATAAAAGAGTTGATAAAAGGAATGAAAAAGGATATTATGGGTAGCAGGCTTATAGTTAATGCTTGGGATTCTTCTGATTTAAACAATACTGCTTTACCTCCCTGCCATACTTTTTTCCAAGTTATTGGAGTGCCAAACAAAGGTTTTGAGTTACATTGGAATCAAAGGAGTGTAGATTTATTTTTAGGATTACCTTTTAATATCTCTTCTTACGCAACTTTAGGTCTTATACTAGAGAAAATAACAGGACATAAGTTTCTAAGGCTTGTAGGGGATTTAAAATGCGTTCACTTGTACGATAACCAAATAGAATTGGCGAAAGAGTTAGTTCAGAGAGATGATAACTTTGATAAATGTACTTTAGAGGTTGGAAACATAACAGACAACTTTAATAAGGTAAACATAAGTGATTTTGAATTAAAAGGATATGAATCACATAAAGCAATGAAAGTAGAAATGTTAGCACCAAACAAAATATAATTATGATAAATATAACAAACGAAGATAATATGGAATTAATGGCAAGGTATGAGGATAACTATTTTGACTTAGCAATAGTAGACCCACCTTATGGAATTGATGTTACAAAAATGACCTTGGGAAATGCTAAAAAGAAACTAAAAAGTAAGGGAAAACATTGGGATAATGAAACACCTAAAGAAGAATATTTCAATGAATTGTTTAGAGTTTCTAAAAATCAATTAATTTGGGGGGGTAATTATTTTGATTTACCTAATTCAAGATTTTGGATTATTTGGGATAAAAATAATGGTGAAAGTGATTTTGCTGATGGTGAGATGTGTTGGGGTTCTTTTGATAAACCTATGAGAATAAAACGCATTAATTGGTGTGGAAGTGCTTGCAAACACGAAACAGGACAAAATAAAATACACCCAACACAAAAACCTGTAAAATTATACGAATGGCTTTTAATGAACTATGCTAAAGAAGGAGATAAAATATTAGACACACATTTAGGTAGTGGGTCAATTGCAATAGCCTGTCACAATTTAGGGTTTGATTTAACTGCTTGCGAACTTGACAAAGAATACTATGACAAAGCAATGAAAAGAATCCAAGAGCATAAGAATCAAATAAGAATGTTTTAAGGATATAGTTATGAAAGATATTGAAAAAAGAATAGAGGAGATTACTTCAACAAGAAACTTAGTTGATAATAGATTAATAGTTGATGCCTTATTGGAGTTAGATGCACAAAATGTTGACTTAGGTAAAACTTACACTTTTGATGCTAAAAAGAGAATGAAAGACAATAGTATTCAGATTATCAAAGCTATTAAGGAGTTTGATAAAGATACTTATAAGATATTAGCTAAAGGTATTGATAGATTATGATGGATATAAACAACATAGAACATTGTGATTGTGGAGGGGAAACAGAACAGAATAATGGTTATTGCTCTTATGTTTGTTCTGTTAACCGTTGGAGGGAAAAACTATACAACCCCTTTATAAATAAGAGTTCTGAAAAATAAATTAAAAAAAAATAACAATATTATGAGCCAATTAGACCACGACTTAGACAATTACCAAACAGAATACGATGAAACAAATACTTGCAGACACTGTGATACTCCAATAGAGGAGAATTATATGTACTGTTCAAAACAATGTTGCATATACGATGCTGAGTAAAACATTATAACTAAAAATCAGTTATCTTAATATGAGTAAATCTAATGAAATAAAACCTACTGATGGTAGGAAAGGTAATAAGAGGAAGAAATCAATCCCTAAAACACCTGTTCCTGCTATTGAGAGGTCTAACAAACCTGCGTTAAATCACGCAAAAAAGAGTAGAAGAAAACAATATGCTTTAAAAGCTATTAAAAATGTCTATGGTAACGAAGGTGCTTTCTTTGAATCCTTAGTAGAAAACTCTAAAGATAACTATAACTTTGCTAAATTAGTTGTTGATATGGCTTATGGAGAAGAAAAAGAAGTCAATACATCTAAAGTACAAGCACCTACTATAAATTTCTTTGGAGATAGTGCAGAAGGTAAGAAGATTAAGGAAAAAGTAATAGATATAACACCTAAAGATGAGTAAATTAGACATACACGAGAAGTATATACCTGTTTTCAAAGATGATAGCAGGTATTTTGTTGTTACAGGAGGTCGTGGTTCGGGTAAATCCTTTGGTGTCAATGTTTTTCTATTGAACCTTACCTATGAAACAGGTCATAAGATACTTTTTTCAAGGTACACTATGATTTCTGCTCATACATCTATTATTCCCGAATTTATAGAGAAGATTAACCTTATGGGTGTTCACGAGGACTTTAGGATTACTAAAGATGAGATTATGAACCTTAAAACAGGTAGTTCTATTATATTTAAGGGTATAAGGACATCATCGGGTAACCAAACAGCAGCACTTAAATCTTTGAACGGTATAACTACATTTGTAGTTGATGAAGCAGAAGAATTGGTTGATGAATCTACTTTTGATAAGATAGATTTCTCTATACGTTCACAAACTAAGCAAAACAGGGTTATTCTTATATTAAACCCTACTACTAAAGAGCATTGGATATTTCAGAGGTTTTTTCAGAATGAGAATATACTTCCTGCATCTAATACTAAAAAAGGTAACGTAACATACATACATACAACCTATAAGGACAACAAGAAGAACTTATCTGAATCTTTCTTAGAGAGAATCTATGAGATGAAAAGAAAAAGACCCGATAAGTATCAACATCAAATACTAGGAGGTTGGCTTGAAAAAGCAGAGGGTACTATTATAAGAAAATGGAGAGTAGGGGACTTTATTCCAACAGAAACTACTTGCTATGGGCAGGATTTTGGATTCTCAGCCGATTTAACGACCTTAGTTAAGGTTTCGGTAGATAAGCAAGCTAGAAAGATTTGGGTTAAGGAAATCTACGGAAAAGCTAATCTAACGACTTCTGAAATAGCATCTAGGAATAGACAGGAATGTTCATTGGATTTAATTATTTCTGATAACTCCGAGCCTAGACTTGTAAACGAATTGAAAACACTTGGGTTAAACATAAAACCTACTGTAAAAAGGAAAGGTAGTATATTGAGTGGTATTGCTTTAATGCAGGATTACGAGATAGTTGTAGACAGAGGTTCTCACGGTATTATAAGAGAATTAAACAACTATGTATGGAAAGATAAAGGAGAAGTGCCTATTGACAAGTTTAATCACTTTATAGATGCTATAAGATATGCTTTAACATATTTAGTTCAAGGTGTCAATAGTGGTGTTTATGTGATAAGATAAAAATAATAATGGAATTAGGTTATTACATTTAATTTTATTATTTTTGCTTAAATTAAATAACTATGACAACACCTGTAAATAAAATAATACAAAGTTTAGAATCTATTTTAGAGCAATGTAAAGACAAAAAAGAATTATCAACTCATAATCAGATAAAAGACAGTTCAATATATTATGAAGGAATGGTAGATGTATTGAATTATGTTATAAATTCTTTCAAAGACTTCTTTGTTCAAGACAAAAAGCAGAATGTATATTTAGTGTTTAAAGAAGAAGGAGTGGATGGAATTGATATAGATAGTGTTCAAGTATTTCAAGAACAAAAAGATGCTATTGCATACTCGATTGCTTTAGAAACACATAAATATTATAATAAAGACTATCATACTGTTCGAATTTTGTTAAAAGAAATTATATGATAAAAACATTTGTGATAATAGTAATAATAGGATTAATTTATAATGCAATCTTAGATAGGTTAGATAAATAAAATCTTTTATTATAAGGGGGTTCAAAATATTTGTTCTCCCTTATTTTTTTGCCAATCTTTTATTATGGAGGGGTGATCTTTTATTATGGAGGGGGTGATCTTTTATTATGGAGGGGTCTATGTTTGCTATGGAGGGGTCAATATTTTTATATTTATTTAGACTAATTATAAATAGCTTATTCTTATTTAGACTCGTTAAAAATACATTTGTCTTTATTTAGATTGAATAAAAATAAATAAAATACTTGTGTATTTAAAAAAAATATGTTATCACACGTGCGTTTCATTATATTAATACAAAGATAATGCAACCCTA